ATTGTTAACAAATGTCTGGCGTATCATCTTGATACTATCCTCTTTGCCAACGAGATGAACAAGTATCATTCTCTTGACAAGAAGATGCAGTATGACTTTTTTATAAATAGTTTGAAACCTAGGAAGAGATTTTCTCCCTGGATTAAAAAACAGACGTTAGAACATCTTGATTTGATTAAAGAGTATTATGGTTACAACCACGCCAAATCTCTAGAAGCACTTCGGATTCTTACAACTGAACAACTTGAAATTATAAAAAAGGCACTGAACAAGGGCGGGACAAAATGACAGATACCGAAATTTCGTGGCAACAATCTGATATGGTTGAAGTTGCCCTAGGTCAACCAGACGATTTCTTAAAGATCCGTGAGACTTTAACTCGTATTGGTGTAGCATCTAGGAAAGAACGTAAACTATACCAATCATGTCATATCCTGCATAAGCAAGGAAAGTATTACATCGTACATTTTAAAGAACTGTTTGCTCTTGATGGCAAGAAGACAAACCTTTCTTTGAATGATGTGCAGAGACGTAATAGAATCATTCAACTTCTATCTGACTGGGGTCTTCTAGAGGTAGTTAGCACTGAGAAAATTGAGGACGTTGCTCCTCTTAATCAAATTAAAGTGTTGTCATTTAAAGATAAAGATGACTGGACTCTAGAAAGCAAGTATAATATAGGTAGAAAAAAACAAGAAGAATGAACGAAAGAATTGTAAATGTCCTGTTTTTGAAACCAGACAAGTCTACAGTGTGGATACCCGTACGTTGGGGTAAAACACACCTTGATTATTATCGAAATATGGGGTGGGTTATACTGATGACCGACTAATATTGGAGGGGTATCAACACCCCTCCTTTTTTTGTATGTGTTATAATTAGTAGTGTCGCCTTCGGGGACTCAAAAACCAAACTCGCTTAAATATAAGGAGATAACAAATGACAAATACTTGGGATATCTATCTGCCCCACGCTGTAGGTCTGAGTGATATGTTCCACAGACTTGACTCAATGACAAGTCATAACAAGAACTATCCTCCGTATAACTTAATCAAACATGACGCCAGTAATTACGAAATTCAAGTCGCTCTCGCAGGTTTTAAAGCAAAAGAGATTGAAATTTCTACTGAATCAAACATTCTCAAAGTTGCCAGCAAAACTTCAGGCACAGATCCTGAAGTCACATACCTCCACAAAGGGGTTTCACGAAGATCATTTGCGGCAACTTGGCAACTCGGTGACGATGTTAGAGTTGTGGATGTAAACTTTAATGATGGTTTGTTATGCATCAGTTTGGAAAGAATTGTTCCAGATCATCAGAAATTGACGTGGTATGACATCAAACGTGAAGCGATCCGAGAATTTCTAACTGAGGAAGACGCTAAATAGATCGTATCGTCGCCGCAAGGGAGCGCCTGGCAAAATCCAGGTTGACTCCCCTATTTTTTTGTGGTATAATTCTGGAGTATGATCCTAAACTATGGAAGACATCAAAATTCTTTTGTTGAATCCCGATCTACAGGTAATTGCTAAGGTGAGCGAGATTCAAGGGGAAGACAATACACCATACTGCTTCCTTCTGGAAGTTCCTATGGTGTTGCAGTTTGCTCCTGGTAGTTCTCAAGAGGAACCTAGGATTTCTATGGCACCCTTGATACCCTTTAGCAAGAGTATGGCATATAGATTTCCATTTGATAAAGTAATTACTATGGGGATTCCTACTGATAATATCCTTAAAAAATATGTTGATATTGTCAAACCTTTTTATCCCATCGATGGTGGGGCAGTTCCAAATAAAGTAGAAACCAACGGAGAAGAAACTAATGACTGACGCACAACCCAAAGAACTGAAGCCAACTATCGTCGTTCTCAAGACTGGCGAGAAATTGATTACCATGCTTCAAGAAGCATTTGAAGGTAAAGGTGAAGAGCAACGTGGTGTATGCTTGATCATGAACCATCCATATACTCTGGAACTGATCAACGTTGAGAACCTCGACAATCCTGCTCAGGATCTTCAGGTCAAGTACAGTCGCTGGTGTCCCTTCTCTATCGAGACTCAGTTCCGCATTCCTTACGATGGTGTCCTGTCTCTGGGTGACCCTGATCCTGGTCTCGCTCAGGCATACCAGGCAAAGGTTCGTGAAGCAGAGAACCTGATTGGCACAGCAGCATCTGAGTTTGCTGGTGTTGATGGCAGTAGTAAGTCTCCTGCAGAGAAGCAGGCAGAAGCAGATATCGCTGCTGCTATTGGTCGCCCTGTTGCTAAAGACCCTCAGATCGATCCTGCAATCAACCCTGAGGTGGTGGGATGATCAAACTCCTCAGGTTCGACGGGCACTGGCTCGTAGCAGAGGTTGAGGAAATTCCTGGAGTAGAGTTCGGAGATCCTGATTGTGTGCTAAAATGCCCCTGTGAGATCTCCGAAGACGGGGCAGTCCCCTTTCCTGCTTTCAGCGATGATCGTGAGGTTATCGTCAGGTCCTCGGACATTACATTGATTGCCGAACCATCTGCTATGTTTTCGGCACTTTACTATGATTTGAAAGACAAAAACGAATGAAGTTTTACACCAGCGTACAACAATCTGGAAGCAACATCCTTGTCCGTGGATATGACCACGGCAGACAATTTCAAGACAAGGTAAAGTTCAACCCTACCTTGTTCTTGCCATCATCTAAACCTTCTGATTGGAAAACACTGGACGGTAAGTATGTACGTCCTGTACAGCAGGGTACAATCAAAGACGCAAAACAATTTATTCAGGATCATGGAGACATAGAAGATTTTCATATCTATGGTCAAACCAGATTTTTGAACCAGTATATCTTTGAGACGTATCCTGGAGATCATATCGATTTTGATTTTAATCAACTTCGTATTTTTACTCTCGACATTGAGACTGGTGCAGAGAATGGTTTCCCAGACATTGAGTCTGCAGACCAAGAGATCCTGTGTATCAGTGTTAAGGATAGTATTATGGGAACTATCACTGTGTTCGGTTCCCGTCCATTTGTGAACAATGATCCAAAAGTTCACTACATGGAATTTGCAACCGAGAGTGGGTTGCTAAAAGCATTCATCCATTGGTGGGTGTCTAATTACCCAGATATTATTACTGGGTGGAACGTACAGTTGTTCGATATGCCGTACATCTGTAATCGTGTCTCTCGTATCTTGGGAGAGAAAGAGACACGTATGATGTCTCCCTGGAATACGATTCTTCGTAGAGAAATTTATATCAAAGGTCGTAAGCAAATTGCTTATGATATCTCTGGTATTGCTACTCTTGATTATCTTGAGTTGTATCGTAAGTTTACGTATACAAACCAGGAATCATATCGTCTAGACCACATTTGTTCTGTGGAACTTGGTGAGAAAAAACTGGATCACAGTGAGTTTGATACGTTCAAAGAATTCTATACTAACGACTGGCAAAAATTTGTTGAGTATAACATTCACGACGTACGACTGGTAGATCTTCTTGACGACAAGATGAAACTACTGGAACTTGCTGTTGTTATGGCATATGATGCCAAGGTAAACTATGAAGACGTGTATTCCCAGGTACGTATGTGGGATAACATCATCTATGTCTATCTCGCTAAACAAAAAATTGCTATTCCCCCCAAGAAAGAAGCAATCAAGAATGCTAAGTATGCTGGTGCGTACGTTAAGCAACCTATTCCTGGTATGTATGATTGGGTTGTGAGTTTTGACTTGAATAGTCTGTATCCTCACTTGATTATGCAATACAATATTTCTCCAGAAACATTGCAAGATCATAGACATCCCAATGCAAGCGTTGAGAAACTACTCAACGAGGAGATTGATACTAGCGATCTTCGTGGACAAACTCTCTGTGCAAATGGCACTTTCTACACAACTGATTATCAGGGATTCTTGCCTAAGCTCATGCAAAAGATTTATGATGAGCGAGTCATCTACAAGAAAAGGATGCTATCAGCTAAGCAAGAATATGAAAATAATCCAACGGTTGAACTGAAGAAAGAGATTGCACGGTGTAACAATATTCAGATGGCACGTAAGATTCAATTGAACTCTGCTTATGGTGCTATCGGTAATGAGCACTTCCGATATTATCGATTGGAAATGGCAGAAGCAATTACAATTTCTGGTCAACTGTCTATCCAATGGATTGAGAAGAAGACTAATGCTTATCTCAATAAAATTTTAAAAACAAATGGAGTTGACTATGTTATTGCCTGTGATACTGATTCTATGTATCTCAATCTTGGTCCACTTGTGGACAAGATATTCAGTGGACGAGAAAAGACTGATGAGAGCGTTGTTAAATTCATTGATAAGATCTGTCAAATGGAACTTGAAAAGTTTATTGAACGTTCTTACGAAGAACTGGCGACGTACCTCAACGCCTTTGAGCAAAAGATGAAGATGAAGCGTGAGAACATCGCTAATCGTGGTTTCTGGACTGCGAAAAAACGTTATGTTCTTAACGTGTGGGATAGTGAAGGGGTTCGATACAAAGAACCTAAGATGAAAATCTGTGGCATGGAGACTGCAAGGTCTTCAACTCCAGCATACTTTAAAGATAAGTTGTTGAAAGCCTATGATATCATTATCAACAAAACAAACGATGAAGTGCTGGAGTTTATTGATGCTGTTAAGGAAGAAACTAGGGTACAAGATTACCTCCACATTGCTTTTCCTAGGGGATGCAATGGTCTCGATAAGTACAAAAGTCATTCGGACATTTTTAAAAAGGGCACTCCTATTCATGTCCGAGGTGCATTACTGTATAATCACTATGTTAGCCGTGGTAAACTTACTCATAAATACCCTCTTATTCAGGAAGGTGAAAAAATTAAGTTCATTTATCTCAAGACGCCTAACCCGATTCAGCAGAACGTAATCAGTTTTTTTGGTACTCTTCCTAAAGAGTTGAACCTGGACAAGTATGTCGATTACAACACACAATTTGAAAAGTCGTTTTACGAACCACTCAAGAACGTGCTAGAATGCATTGGGTGGAACGCCGAACGCAAGGTATCACTTCTAAGCTTCTTTAATTAATTATGGATTTCTTATCACAAGTCATCAAGGATAGTAAGAATGAGTTTGCCTCCTTCGTATCTGACGGGATTGCTGCTGGCGACGTTGAATCTTTTGTTGATACTGGCAGCTACATGTTTAATGCCGTGGTTAGTGGATCTTTGTTTGGAGGTCTTCCTTCCAACAAAATTACAGCCTTGGCAGGAGAATCGGGGACTGGAAAGACTTTCTTTTGCCTTTCTGTTGTTCGTAATTTCCTTGATCTTGATCCTAATGCTGGAGTCATTTATTTTGAAACTGAGTCTGCCATTTCTAAGCAGATGATTGAGAGTAGAAACATCGACTCCAAGCGTATGATTATTTTCCCTGTAGATACAATTGAGGAATTTAGGACACAGGCTGTAAGAATTATTGATAAATACATGGAACAACCCAAGGAGGAGCGCAAACCCTTGATGTTTGTGCTAGACTCTCTTGGTATGCTTGCCACAAATAAAGAGGTGAAGGACGCATCGGACGACAAGAACGTTCGTGACATGACTAAAGCACAACTAACTAAGTCTGTCTTTAGAATCCTTACTCTCAAATTGGGCAAAGCAAACATCCCAATGCTCGTTACTAATCACACCTATGATGTCGTCGGTGCTTACGTCCCTACAAAAGAAATGGGAGGAGGAAGTGGTCTCAAATATTCCGCTTCTACAATCATTTATCTCGGAAAGAAAAAGGAAAAGGATGGAACGGATTTCATCGGAAACGTTATCAAATGCGAGGCTAAGAAGTCTCGTCTGACCCGTGAAGGATCAAAGGTAGAGACTCGTCTTTTCTTCGACGAGAGAGGTCTGGAACGTCATTACGGTCTCCTAGAATTAGGGGAACGTGCTGGAGTCTGGCAGAACAAAGCGGGTCGTTATGAAGTTGAAGGCAAAAAAATCTATGGTAAAGAGATTCTCAAAAATCCTGAGAAGTATTTCACAGAAGATGTAATGGAAATTCTAGAAAAACAAGCTAACAAAGAATTTCTATACGGAGTAAATGATGGAGAGGATTGAGACTACAATTTTAAAAAACATGTTGCATAACGAGGACTACTATCGCAAGGTAGTCCCGTTTATCAAACCTGAATATTTTGAAAATGAAACCGATCAAACGATTTATGAGGAGATTGCTGAGTTTGCAGCAACTTACAAGACGATTCCTACCAAGGAAGTTCTTACGATCAACCTTCAAGGCAGGAAGAACCTTAGTGAGTCGGTTTATCAAGATTCTATTACACAGATCCAAGAGTTTGAGACGCCAACAAATGAGTATGAGTGGTTACTCGATACCACCGAAAAGTGGTGTAAAGATAGAGCAATCTACGGTGCCCTCTTACGGTCGATCCAGATCGCAGATGGCGGCGATAAGGAAGTATCACCAGATGCGATCCCCAGCATACTCCAAGAAGCCCTGGCGGTATCGTTCGACGAACATGTAGGACATGACTACATAGATAACGTCCAAGAACGATATGAATACTATCATGTCAAAGAAGATAAAATCCCCTTCGACCTCGACAAGTTTAATTCGATCACGAAGGGTGGACTACCGAATAAAACTCTTAATATCGCTCTTGCTGGAACTGGGGTTGGTAAGTCTTTATTCATGTGTCATGTTGCTGCAGCTTGTCTTTCTCAAGGAAAAAACGTTCTCTACATCACAATGGAGATGGCGGAAGAGAAAATTGCGGAACGCATTGACGCAAATTTAATGGATGTCAATATCAAAGATATTGTTAACATACCAGAACAAATCTTCACCAGCAGAATTTCTGATATTGGTAGACGTACTCAGGGTAAACTTATTATCAAAGAGTATCCAACCGCATCTGCACATGCCAATCACTTCAAAGCGTTGCTTAATGAACTGCAGTTGAAGAAAGCATTCAAACCAGATATTGTTTTTATTGATTATCTAAATATCTGTGCTTCCTCTAGGTACAAGGGTCACATTGTCAACTCTTACACGTACGTTAAATCTATTGCAGAAGAACTTAGAGGTCTTGCTGTTGAGCACCACGTACCAATTGTATCTGCTACTCAGACTACTAGGTCTGGTTACGGGAATAGCGACGTTGATCTTACCGACACTTCTGAGTCTTTTGGTCTTCCCGCTACTGCCGATTTTATGTTTGCTCTTATCTCTACTGAGGAACTTGAACAATCAGGTCGCCTCATGGTCAAGCAACTCAAGAACCGATATAACGATCTAACGTTTCATAAAAGGTTCACTATAGGGGTTGACAGAGC